AAGTATGCATAGCCATCTAGAACATTGGCTAGCACACGGAATAGTTGAAAATAAGAGCAATTTAGTACATCAACAAAGTTCTAAAATGGCAACTGCAATAATTGATAATTTTTTAGAACCCTACTTAAATGAATGGTGGGGAAGTGAAGTAGGATTATACTATCCAGAGTTGTACGCAGGTACTACAGATCTCGTAGGTGTGTACAAAGGCGTGCCTAGCATAATAGATTTCAAACAAACTAACAAGCCTAAAAGAACAGAGTGGATAGAAGACTACTTCTTACAGGCCGCAGCATATGCTGCTGCACACAATACTGTACATGGAACTAACATTCGTCAAGGCGTTATTTTAATGTGTAGTAAAGATGTACAACCTCAACACTGGATAGTAGATTTAACTCAGTGGGAACCCAAATGGTTTGATAGGGTACATGAATATTATTTGAGTGGTGGCTAAAGTTTGTTTATCAAGTATAAATACTGGTATGCAAATATATAAAATTACCAATAAAATCAACAATAAATGGTATATAGGTAAGGACGCTTCAAATCGTCCTTATTATTTTGGGTCTGGTATAGCAATTAAAGCTGCTATATCTAAATATGGAAAAGAGAATTTTGAAAAAACAATACTTGAAGAATGCGATTCTCTAGAAGAATTAAATATTAGAGAAATTTATTGGATAACTTATACCAACGCTGTTGAAAATCCCAATAGTTATAATATAGCAAAAGGCGGTGAAGGCGGCGACCTTTTATCAAATCATCCTAAAAAGAATGAAATTTATAATAAAAGAGGTTATCGTGGAGATAATTGTGCCGCGGCCCGTAAGTGGTTCAATTCACTAAGTGAAGAGGAACGGAAAATTTGGCATAAGAAGCAAGGAGATTCTAGAAGTAAAATTTGGTATGTAAGTCGAATTGAAACTCCGCATATAGAAATTAAAGTAAAAAACATAAATCTATGGTGTAAAGATAACAAATTGACAAGCGAAACGCTTGTCGCAACTTCAAATCAAAATTCACATCTTTATGGTAAACAACATAAGGGGTGGCGTTGTAGAAGAGAAGAAGATCTATCCTATCCTTCCTATGTTAATAAACGAAAATTAGGTCACGAAAACATTGCATGTAAAGGTAAGTCTTGGAAACTTGTTGATGGCAAGCGTATTTGGTTCGATAAATAATTTTAACAAGGATAAAAATTATGGCCATTGTGAGCATCAGCCGCATACAACATCGTCGAGGTTTACAACAAGATTTACCTCTGCTAGCAAGTGCAGAATTAGGTTGGAGTTTAGATACTCAAAAACTATATATTGGTAATGGATCTACCGCAGAAGGTGCACCAAGACTCGGTATTACTGAAATTCTAACCGAACACAGCGACATTCTTGCGCTGGCAGAAACTTATACATATCAAAACGAAGATGCGGGATATACTCCTAACACAGGTGGTAAAAACAGTAAACTAAATGCTTTAGCTTATGGGGCATCAACATATGTTGCAGTAGGTGTTAATGGAAGCATAGTTAAAAGTGTTGATACCCAAACTTGGACACCAATTTATGGTGGAACGTCTAACACACTTAATTCAATTTGTTTTGGTAACGGGCTATTTGTTGCAGTCGGTGCTGGCGGAACTATAATTTATAGTGTAGATGGTTCTGTGTGGAATAAGTCTGCGACAACAATATTTCTAAATCTTACAAGTGTATGTTATTATAATTATGGTGCAGCTAGTCTTTATATAGCTACGAGCGACACAGGGGCTATAGTAAAAAGCGTTGATGCTGTAACATGGTCTGTGGTAAGCACAGGCGTGAGTACCAGTTTAAATTCGATTTCCACTTATCTAAATATGATCATTGCAGTAGGAAATGACGGACTAATTATATCAAGCACTGACACAATTAACTGGACCGTTAACAATACAATTCCAACTAGTTATAATTTAAGATCTGTGAAATACATCAATGACAGATGGTTTGCAATTGGAGAATATAGTACAGTTTTAACTAGTACTGACGGTTCAACATGGGTTTATGGTTTTACGGATACATTTAGAAGTAGTGCGAATAACAATTTAATTTGGGTATTTGTAGGTGACGGTGGAATTATCTACAATGTAGATACAGGTTCAACAACACCTGTTATGACTACAAGTCCAACACAGAATAACTTATATAGCGTGATTTTTAATGCGTCACATAATCAATTTGTTGCTGTAGGTGCGAATGGTACCGTATTAACTAGTTCTAATGGTATAGCATGGTATCTTCAAACTACAGGTACAAGTTCTGATTTAAATCAAGTTGTTTACGATTCAGCAAACAGTCTTTATATTGCAGTAGGTAATTCTGGTACAATTTTAACAAGTTCGGATGGTGCCAATTGGACTGCTAGAACCAGCAACACAACCAACAACTTGTATGGTATAGCAATATGGACAACTACTACAACTTATATTGTGGTAGGTGCTGTGGGTACTGTTGTAACTAGTCCTAACGGAACTAATTGGACTACGCAAGTATCTGGCTTAACGAGAGATTTAAAAAGCATAACAATTGCGTTAAATCGTGCTGTTGCAGTAGGTACTAAAGGTACAATCGCAACAAGTGATGTAGTAAGCGGACAGTTGGGAAATACTTGGATAGACAGAACCGGAATTACAACGCAAGATCTTCATTATGTTGTGTATCAAAGTTATACAGTCAATTCAGTAGTTTATAATGATTTCTTTGCAGTTGGAAACAACGCAATTGTAATTTCCAGTGCAGATGGATTGAGTTGGTTTACTATTTCTGTGCCGTCAACAAATCATTTGTTTAACATAAATTATGGATTAAACAATTTTTGGATATTAGGTAGTGTTGGTTACAGTACTATCTATGGAGTTAATATAGGTGATTATAATACATTAAATTATCAAAGTCTTTCAGCACTTCAAAACAACACAGTTGGTGTAGATGGGCCTGCTTTTTATTCTGGTGCATATGGTGATAGTAGATATATTATTGTTGGACAATTTGACTCTATTTTAGCCAGCAGTGATGGCACAACTTTTGTAAGTCAACCTCAGAGAACATTTACTTTAAATGATCTTTATACTTCGGACATAACTGATATTGTTTATGATAACAACATGTTTACAGCAGTAGGCAATAAAGGTCTTATCTTAAACAGCACCGATACACAAAGTTGGGCTGGATTTAGTTATACATTTGGTAATAGCAAGACAGTAAGAACTATACAAAAAAAGTTAGATGATTTTGTAAGTGTTAAAGATTTTGGTGCTAAAGGTGACGGTGTAACAGATGACACTGAAGCTATTAATAGAGCTCTTTATGAAGTTTATTGCAGAACAGCTTCACCTAGCGCAAAAAAAATATTATATTTTCCTGCAGGAAAATAT